AATCTAAAGTATTTGCCTAGCAATGCTGTTCCTTTAGGTGGAGTAAGAGGAAGGAAAGGTATTGTTAGAGTTAGATTTGATTATGATTGGGTAAAGCGGTCTAATAATAAAATGAAGGTGTTATTCAGGGGGATGTAAGTCCCCCATGAATTAGTATGAATTACTTATTGCATACATACATTGTTACTTCAAAGCCGAAGCGCATTTCTGTTGCTGATGGTGTTGTCCACATAGCCAATCTCCTTTCTTCTAGATTTAATGTAATTATACTCTGTATTACAAGTATTACAGACAAGGTAGGATTAGTTTATGGTAAGTAAAATCTTGAGTTATTTTGTGCTAGTAATTATGATATTGTTAATTATTGGTATAGTATTACAGTATTATGTGTCTCTACCACAAGAGCCACAAAAGTTAGTCTGCCATAAAGGTAGATTATTGGCACAGGTTGAGGGTGAAGGAACTGTTTATACACGCATTAAAAAGTTCTCCTGTGAATATGATAAAAATATGTTAATTATAGAGGAACAGTTATGATTGATACATTAGCAACACAAGTTGGCGGTGACCACTATTTAAAGCTAGAGATTCAGCCTTGGGAAGTTATGAGAGCATGGTGTACGCCAGAAGAATATCGTGGATATCAAAAGTGTGTCATTATTGCTTATCTTGCTAGAGAGGGTCTGAAAAATGGCGATGAAGATATTTTAAAAGCTGGTGACCATATGCAAGAGTTAGTTAATTTTATTCAATCTCAACAGAAAGAAGCAGAAGAAAAGGCAGCAAAAGCATCACCAGTAACACCAGATGAGTGGATTGACGACCCATTACATGACGAAGATTAAAACTTTTGGGCAGGTGTGCCACAAGTGTAAACAGCCTGCAAACACATATGACAAGAAGAAATGGTGGTGTGGTCGAACTTTTGAAGGACATGGAATATGCAAGACCCATTTAAAATCACAGAACCCACAGTGATTAGCTTTAGTGGTGGTCGGACATCTGCTTATATGCTATGGCGTATTTTACAATCTAATAATGGATTGCCTGATGATGCTATTGTTTGTTTTGCTAATACAGGTAAAGAAGAAGAAGCTACGCTACAGTTTGTAAAAGATTGTGAAGATAAATGGAATGTTTCAATAATATGGCTAGAATATGTATGGCATGAAGAACCTAGTCAAAGATTTAAAGTTGTAGATTTTAAAACTGCATCTCGTAATGGTGAACCATTTTTTGAATTATTACAAAATTCACCTAATTTGCCTAATCCTGTAGCTAGGACTTGCACTGCTAAACTTAAAATTAGAACAATACACAATTATGTAAAGTCGTTAGGATGGGAACATAATGAAAATATGGATTGGATGGGTATTCGTGCAGATGAACCTAGACGAGCAGCTAAGGTAGATATAGAAAGAGTGCCATTATTTGCAGATGGTGTTACTAGACATGATGTTAGTAAATTTTGGAATGAACAAGATTTTGATTTAGGTCTACCAAATATGAATGGTGTAACAATGCACGGAAATTGTGATTTGTGTTTTTTAAAGCCTGTGCATCAAATTGTTAGTTTAATAAAAGAAAAACCAAGTCGTGCAGATTGGTGGATAGAAGTTGAAAAGTATGCAGAACAAAATGATACAATGAAAAATGATGGTGCTAGGTTTCGTAAAGACAGACCTAGTTATGAAAAACTAAAAGAGTTTGCTTTGTCTCAACAAGATATGTTTGATACAGATGAAGAAGCAATACCATGTTTTTGTGGAGATTAAATGATAACAAAAAGAATAGCGATTGAGGGTGAATGGTTCACTATTCAAATACATAAACACGAAGATGGAAATATAAGATTAGAGATGGTACATGATGTAAAAGGTAAGTTTTATAAAATGTATCCAGATAATATAATTAAGGAGAGCGAAGATGGGTAAAGAATACATATGGGTATTAGTTATATCAGCTGTAATTTATTTTATGATAGCTGATGCTTATGCAAATGATACAGTCACCATATTAGAACCAGATGGAACAATACAAATATGTAAGGTGACAGAAAGCGGTGTAATTGTATGCCTATGAAGAACCCAAAAGCAGAACACATTGACTTTGGTATATTTGAAGGACTAATCCCAGAGAACCCTAAATGGTCTGCATCTAATATAGATATGTGCTATCACCGGTCTAGTAAGGATAGAATACGAGATAGTTTTTTGATTGTGGAATGGAAGCATCCAGATGAAAGAGATATGTTAGATGGGCAAAAGTATTTATTAAAGGCGCTATCTAGTTTACCTAATACAATTGTGTTGTTGGTTATTGGCTACTCAAAGCCAGGTGATGCACGAGTAGACAAAATATATAAAGTGCATAAAAATGGACTAACAGAACAAACAATAGCGGAAGACCAAACCGGCATAGATAAGCTAAAATCGTTGCTAACCATTTGGTACGATTGGGCTTCAAAATAATTATCCTTTTCTATTATCCCATATTAGCGTAAGCCAATACTTTAACTTTTCTACACGTTGTTCATCTTTTAGTTTGTTTAACCATGCACGTCTTTGCATAAGTGGTTTTTTGGATAGATTGAGTGCTTCGCAATATCTTTGGTACTCTTGTGAATGATTGTCGGTCTGTGTGCCGTCAGGCAGTTCAATTGTCTTCTTCAAGGTATATGCTGTCTACTATAATCTCTAATGTAAATATGTTCCCATCTGGAGCTGCTAGTGTCATAATAAGTGTGTCTTCACCATAGACAATTTGGCAATCTTCTATGACGCAATCCTCAATCTTACTAGCAATCTTATTAATGTCCATCAGTGAAATTCCATATCCTTAGGTAAGGCAAAATATAAATTCATACTATCACCTGTGATAACAAATGACTCTTGGTTTGTGAATGTAATTTTTAATAAGGATTCTGATTCGTCTTCAATAAACTCAATATTGTCGACTGTTTGGTTCTTAAAAGAATTAAGAAATTCTAGGGAATCGTTCTGTTCCATCGACCATCCTTATCTAAGACCATAGGCATTAATTTAGGCTGTCCATTAATAATCATGCCACATCCTACTATGAAGCGTGATTTAAAGTTTTTAGCATAGTCAAACGCCATCGACTTCTGATTAATTAAACAACCGACCTGCATACCCCAAATAAGTGCATCAGGGTTAGAAAAATAACCTATACTAAACTTTGTATGGAAGTGACCTTGAACTGTATTCATGCCATACTGGGCTGCAACTTTTAAAACATCGGCGGAAATTCCATGCGTAAAGAAACAACGGCTACCATCTGATAGCGTAATCGTTAAATCATCTACCCATTTCCAACCATTACCAACGCCTAAAAACTCGTTGTAGGACTTTAAATAGTCCTTAGGAAGCCCATATTTTAATGCTCGTCTATATACTAAAGATGAGTGATTAGAATGCACTAATGTCATCTCAGGAAATATTTTTTCTAATTCTTTAACATAACCCTTCGATGCTTTTAATTCATCACCAGCTGACATAAGGTCAGGATTATGCTCATGAAAACTGAGCATATGCTGGTCACATTCATCGCCAATATTCACGATTAAATCAGGCTTATATTTTTTTTTAAGTGCTTTTAGAAAATCAAACGCATCTTGATGGTGATATGGTATATGTAAGTCAGAGATGACTAATACTGAATTATTCATAATCAACTAAAATGGCGAACACCTTTTTTATCTATAATTAATGCTTGTTTTCTTGGCTCACCTGGCGTAAAGGCAAGATGCACCCATCTATCGAATTCTAATATCACTTGGTCATACTCGATGTCTGAATTGACGATAGATTCTACGATGGATTTAGGCGAACCAAAATTAGGAGAAATAAAATCCACCGCCAATCCCTTGACATGAGCTGATGTGTCTTTACTACCAAGATGTTTATTTAATTCTAAAGAGCGATAGCCACTACTAATAAGCATTGGATAATTGAGTAAATCTCTTACTCTTTCTAAATTGTTACATAAAAACTGCAAATTTTCAAGAACTTCTACACTAGGTGTGTTGTCTATGTCTAGTCTTGTAGCAGTGTCAGAATGTGTTAATTCTTCTAAGCTAAAGTGTGGTGATAAATTCATTTAGAGTCTACCTTTTTTACTTTATCAAATGAACGCATACCACCAATACCAAGCATAGATATAATTAAAGGCATCATCACTGACATATCTGCCTGTGGAACATGAACACCAAAGCCTGCACATATAGGGCTAATCAAATAGTTAATAGCTAATGACAATCCACCAACCCAACCAATTAATGGTCTCCATGATGCTTGAAACCAGTTACCTTTAGCATCTTGTTTTAAAATCTCTAACTGACCTTTAGCAATTTCGTGTGCTTGTTTCTCTGCAAGTGTAGCAATCTCATGTGCTAACTTATTCTTCTGGTCTTTGTCTTCTACAAACTTACCTACTATTTCAGTAACTGCTGGTATTAATGCTGCTAACATATAAACTCCTATATTTCGTTTTCATCAAATCCATATTCTTCTGCAAGCATAGTGCGTAAGTATTTAAAATGCTTGTCATGTCTTATATATGACTTACCATAATAGTGATTAGCCATATGTATAATTTCGTGTGTCATTGATTTAATTAAGCTAGAAAGAAACCGGTGTCTTTCAGGGCATATACCTATTGTATCAGGGTCTGGTGTATATGTAGCCATTACTTTATCTTCTACAGGAAGTAACTCAAACTCTACTTCTGATACA